ATGGCATTCCGGAACGGATCGCCCAAGCTGTATCCGCTCGCGAGCGCCGCAATGGGACGGCTTGAGATTGGCGCGAAGCCATACATGGGGACGCCTCGCTAGTTGAGCGGAGTCGCGAGGATTGCCGACTCGTCTTTTATGAAAATCTGCAAAGCTGGATAGACATGATCCCGCAAGACTCGCTTTGGCTTTTGGTTGCGCCGAAAGAATCGCAGCGTTTTGGACTTGTAGCGGCCGCCTTCATCGCCCCAAACCTTCACGCCCAATTCCGGCAGCTTCACCATTTTGTAGTCCACAAAGACGGTCTTGCCGTATTTCTGCAAAATCAGCGTTTGCACGACGCGATAGACGCCGCGCGGGGCTTGCCTGGAAAGCGGCCGGCGCTTGCCGCGGCCGGTCTTTTTGTTGGCCGTCGCCCCTTCAATCTTGCGCGCGTATGGTTGCGGATTGATGATTTGCACGCGGGCGCCCGGTCCCGCGTTGCACAAGGCGTCCGATAGGTTGCCGCTGACTTTCGTGTCATCGATGGTGATGTAATGCGCGCGGCGATAGGCGCCGGTCTTGACGGGCGAAAGCCTGTAAAGCTCCGCCATCGCAAAGAACACGATTTCCGCCATTTGCGGCCGCGCGGCAAATTCAATCTTTCCATACGGCTTCACGTTGTTGTAGTCGCGCCGCGGCCGGCCATCCGTGATGACGACGGGCGAAGCGTCAAAACCCCGGCTCACTTCGGCAACAAGGGCTTTCTCTGCAACGTCGATTGTCGCTTGCCTAACCCATTCGGCAGTAGACTTGCCAAGTTGCTCCGACGTGATGCCTTGGACGATGACGGGCATTGCCTAGCCCGCCACGGTCAAGTCATACGCCGCGACTTCGGCCGCCACATAGAGCGGCCGCACATCCAAAACGGAGCGCTCGCGCCCGTCCGTTACGATCCGGTCATGACGTCGCGGCGCCTTGGTTGCCCATGCGGACGCAGCAAGCTCCGTCGGGGCGATCCGCACGCGGAAGCCCTGTTGCGCCCCGGTTCCGCCCGTGTCGTCAATGGCGTTGCTCCCCACGCGGGCGCCGACTAGCGCTAGGTCGCTTTCTCCGTCCCGCCGAAGCGTCATCGGGGCGCCACGCTCCGCGATCAAGGCCGCGATGCGGCCGGCAACGAAAGAAGCCATGACTAAAACGCCATCGATTGCCGGGCGTATTGATCCAGGGCGTCCCGCAGGTTGTCGGGAAGCCCATAGCACCCGTCGTCATCAGCGCCGGAGCCCGTGTCATAGACGATGGAATAGACGTCGGGAATCGTCTCGCTCTTGATTGGTGCAAAGACGTCGCGGCCGCGATTCTTAAACTCGCTCCGCACGGCATCTATTACGCCTTCGTAAATGTCATCCGGCAGCGCGACTTGAGGCGCGACAGCGGCGCCCTTGGCGCCAATCCATCCGGCCTTGTAGCTCACGACAACAACGCCGCCCGCCCAATTCGTGACGTTTCCATTTGCGTCAAGCCGCCGAAGGCCGAGTCCGTCGACCATTTCATAGAGCGTTGAAGCCAGCGTGACTCCCGCCTCAACAACGCTGCTAATCACTGTCACGACGCGAGCCGACAAGGGCAGCACGCGGACCGGATCGCACGCAAGGAAGCTCCCGGCATAGGGCGATCCGCCAGACGGAAGCCGCCACGTCTCACGGTAGGATTGTTCCACGGCAACGAAGCCGAGATAGCCGGACACGCGGCGCGATACGCTCTTGATGATCCTGGCGAGTCGGACGTCCTGCGAAGTGTCCGCAATCCCAAGGTCGCTCTTGACCGTCGCTAGGTCCACTAGCGACACGTCCGCCGCGGCGGCCGTGGTTTCAAAGAGGGATTGTGGCACCATCGCGGGACTCCTGGCTTAGCGCTTCCGCTTCCCGCCCGTGTCGGCGGCCGTGTCGGCGGCCGTGTCGGCGGCCGTGTCGGCGGCCGGCTCTTCCGTCGGCGGCGGTACATGCTCCGCGGCGATGCCGGCCGCGATCAGCGCGGCCGCGTCATCGTCGGGAAGGTCCACGATTTCGTTGCACGCGAAGCCGCGTTCCGTGTTCCAGATAGTCGAGCGAATCAGCATTAGCGGCCGCCTTTCAGGTTGCCGGCCTTCGGGCCGGGCTTGGGTTGCTCAAGCGGCGCGCTTTCGTGAAGGAAAACGGAATCGGGCTCGACGTCGGACTCGCGCGCTTCCGCGGCGACTCCAGCGGCGACGCGCGCCCGCCCGACTTCTTCGGAAACCTTGATGATGGCGCCGATATCGTAATCGAATCGAGCGCCGGCCCAAGGCGTAAGGTTGCGGATATACATTGCTGATACTCTCCGGCGGTTGAGTTTCCCGAATGGCTGCAATTCCTCGCAGCCATTCGGGAAACCGCGGCAGCCGAAGCCGCCGCGATCCCGTATCGGCGCCGTCCGCTTAGGTGGCGGAGTTGGCGTAATACTTGATGGAGTTGGACGACGGGCCAATATAGTTGCCGCCGGCCCGTGCCCACATGAGGAAGCCGATTTGGCCATTTTTGATGTAAGCCGAGTCGTCAAACCGGAACATCAACATGGCCATGACGTCGCGAATCATGTAGCGCTTGAAGGTGCCGAAAAGGATGGACTTGGCATTTGCGGCCATTACCGCAACGTCTTGGTTGATGACGTAGGGATATCCCATGAAGGTGGGAGCGGCGACGCCGGAGTCGAGCCCCGACAGGCCGGGCAGCCAAAGCGGCCGGTTCTGTGAGTCCTTGAGCTTCTTCATGACCTTCAACGAAGCATCATTCATCATCCACTGGCATCCCTGCGCCCGGTATGCCGGATCGATGGAATGCTCAAGGTCCACGAAGTCGTCATAGATGACGCTGAGAGTCTGGCCAACAAGGCCGGTCTTGCCGAGCGCCGCCGCCGTCACGACGCCGCGCGGCTGCGCCGTGCCGGTCCCCGTGGTGAAGAAGGTGTTTTGCGCTCGCGCGATGCGCTCCGCGGCCGCGGCGTTGACGATGGGAATCACGTCAACGGCCGAGTCCTGCAAAAGCTCAAACGGCACGGTAAAGACCTTGGACGAAAACTTGTAGGTCGACATGGCGACCGTTCCAAAGGTCAAGTCCTGCGAAGCGGCGGCCGCGTTTTCCGCCACAAGCTCGCCGACGTTGGACGTGTCGTCCATCGTTGGCCACGACATTTGTTCGCCGCTCGCGGTTTGAAGGATGGTGGCGACGTCGCGCATACCGCCATACATCTTCATTTCAACGAGTAGCTGCGCAACGATCGTGGCCGGCACAAGGTAGCCGCCCGCCGAGTTGGTGCCGACGGACTGAGCCGCCTTGATTTCCCGCTGCATCGCTTGGACGTCCGCAACGTCGAGCGACTGAAAGCCGCCCCGCAGGAAGCTATTGAAAACGCCAAGGCGCCGCTCTTCTTCGGCTTCCGCCTCGCTGAGCTTTAGCCCGCCGCGATCCGCGAGTCCGTCGATGGTGTCACGGTGCGCCGCCGTCAGCTTGATTGCCTTTTCGACGGCGGCAATCTGGCGATCGATGGACTCGATATCCGCCGCCATCGCGTTGAACGTGGACTCGTTGTCCGCGGTCCACGGCTTGCCGGCCGAGTCGTCCATCATCTTCTTCAACGCGGCCGAAGCCGTTGCGCGCTGCTCTCGCAGCGCCTGAATCGACATCATGATTGATGCTCCGTCAGGGACGCCGGCAGCGCCGGCCCATGCCTTGCCCAAGGGCTCTAAAATGGACGCGCGGGCGGGCGGCCCGCGCGAAACACGATCAGCGGACGCCTAGGATCAGCGCACGCGCGGCGCGCATCCTGGCCGCGTGCGCCGCCTCAAGCTCCGCCTTGGCGGCGGCTTGCGCGGCCGCATCCTTGGAAGGATCAGCAACCGTATCGACAAGGCCGACGGCCGCCGCTTCTTCGGCTGTAAGCCACGTTTCCGCGTCCATCATCGCCAGCATTGCCGCGGCATCCTGGCCGGTCTTGGCCGCGTAGACGGCCGCCAATTCGCCATCCACCTTGTCGAGCAAGCCGGCCGTCTTGCGCATATCGTTTGCGTTGCCAAGCGCGAGCGTCCACGCGCGATGCACCATCATCAAAGATGGCGAATTCATCGTGACGGTTTGACCGGCAAGCGCGATCACGCTTGCAATAGATGCCGCGAGTCCATCGATCACGACTCCGACGTTGGCGCCGTGCGCCCGGAGCGCGTTGAAGATGGCGAAGCCATCGAACACGTCCCCGCCGGGAGAGTTGATTCGGACCGTGACGTTGGGAGTCGTTACGCCGGCAAGAGCCTTGTTGAACGCATCGGCCGTGATACCCCACGGTCCGATTTCGTCATAGATGAAAAGTTCCGTAAGGTCGGCGCCGGCCGCGACGACTCGCACGTCGGCGGCAGCGGACGGGGAGCGCGGCGTGCGATTCTGGAAACGCGCCCGCCAATCGGCGGCCGCCTGAATCTTGTCCATGATGAAGCCTCTTACTTTGAGGAAGTCGGCGGCGGGGCAGAATCGTTGCCGGCCGTCGGGGTGCCGCCGCTCTTCGGATCGTAGAGCGAGTCCCCGTCCTGCCGCTTGGGAAGGCCGAAAAGCTGCCGCGCTTCGTTTACGCTGGCGATGCCCGGTCCCTGCGCTCCGCCGACAAGGGCGCGAGCAAAGGCCGCCTGGGAAGTCGTGTCGCCGCGCTCAAGGTCCGTTAGGTCATGCTCCGCGCATCGATCCCGGCGCCGATAGATTCGCGAAGTCAGCAACTTGCGATTCACTTCGGCCGATATCTTGTCCAACATCGGCTTAATGCTGAATTTGACGAAGCCCAAAACGATTTGCTCGATTCCGGAGCCCCACGCGGAAGTTTTTTCGGACTCGCCAATGAGGATTGGCGGAACGCCAAACGCCCGCGCAATGTCGATTACCTGAAACTTGCGAGTCTCTAGAAGCTGCGAATCTTCCGGGGAAACTTGCAATTCTTTGACCGTCATTCCTTCTGTGAGAAGGGCGGGGACGTGCGAGGCTTCAACGCCTTGATGCCGGCCTATCCAGTAATTGAGGATTTCCGCGGCCTTCTTTGCGTCAACCTTTTTGTCCGTCGTCAACGCGAAGTCAGGCCGGGCGCCATTGCTGAAAAAGCGTCCCGCGAATTCTTCGGCGGCAAGGGCGATGCCGGCGCCCTGGCGCGCAGCCCAACCGATGACGGACTTTCCGCGGAGCCCGTCGAAACCTTCGCCGGGGACGTGCAACACGTCGTCGCCATGATAGGCCGCGGCGTTGCCGCGCCAATCTATCGTGCCGTAAATCAGCGTTCCGGACGCCTTGTCGCGCGTCACGGTCGTTTGCCTAGGGTCCATGGGCCAAAGGTTGACCGGGAGCCCGTTGCGGTCCCTTTCGATCCACGCGAATTGATCGCCGCAAAGAAGCTCCGCGGTAATCATGTATTTCCAGAATTGAACCGCGGACCATCCGGGGCATGGCTCGTCATTCAAGAGCCACGCAACGGAGTCGGCTTCCGCCGGCTTCCGCTCCCCGTCGCTCTTGAGCGTATAGACGGGAAAGGGAAGCGATGAAATCACGCCACTAATGAGCCGCACGCAAGCATAAACGGCAGCAATTCGCATGGCCGACTCGGGCGACACGTCGCGCCCGGCAAACGTCGGAACGTACCATCCCGCGATCCGCGCGGCCTGCTCAAAGGTTAGCGGCGCGTCCGCGTTCCGAATCGAGCCAAAGAAAGGCTCTTTGCGCTCTTCACGATGACGCATTGTTGAGCCCCGCTAGGTCAAAGAAGCCAGAGTCGAGCGTCGCGGAGTCGGCGGACTGCCAACGGCCAATCGCCATTATAAGCGCCGTCATTCCGTCAATTCGCCCGGTTGAATGAGCCTTGTGCGGCATTTCGTTAAGGTTCTTATCGCGCTGAACCTTCAAATTAGACGCCATAAGCATCAATACCGGATTGTCCCCATGATCCAGCTTTTTGCCGGACAACAAGGCTTGAAGCTCTTTCGTTGGTCCCGTGTAGGAGCGGATTCCCTGGATGAATTCGACCGCCTCGACTCCGGCTTCGTTCAACTCGACTCCAAGCTGAGTCGCGTTCCACGGGTCATAGGCGATTGATTGAATATCGAATCTCTGAGCGTCCGAAATGACCGCATTGCGGATTTCCGCGTGGTCTATGACGTCGCCCGGAGTCGCTTCAATCCATCCCTCTTCAACGTATTGCCGATATGGAATCCGGTCCCGGTCCGCTCTTTCCTGCAATGTCTCAAACGGCATCCAGAACCGACACGCGACTCGCATAATGCCTTCTTCGTCCGGCTCATAGAGCTTGATGAAAGCTGAAATATCGATCTTGCTCGACAAGTCGAGCCCGCCCCAACAACGGAGTCCCTCTAGCTTGTCCGGATCGAACCGCCCGCGCGAATTCTTCCGCCATAGGTCCATATCGATTGCGCGCTCCGCAAGCGACGTGCGCACGTTGAGCCGGAGCCGCTTGAATGCCGCGAGCGCCGACGGGCTCTTAGCGGCTTTCCTGGCTTGGCGCTCCAAGTCGTCTAGCTTGACGCTGATTCCAAGATTCGGGTTTGCCTTCGCCCATGCCTTCGGATCGTCCCAACGGTCGCCCGCGTCAATCGTCGCAATAAAAGCGAACATCGAGTCGTCTTGCACGACGCCTTCTAGAACCTTGATGGCGTATTCATTCTCTTGGGCGTAGACCGTTTCCGGAGAGTCGTCGCCCGCCGTCGTGATGATCCACAAAAGCGGGTTTCGCCTCGCGCCTAGCGCCGTGTCCAACACGTCCAAAACCGCGCGGTTCTTATGCTTGTGCAATTCGTCCACTAGGACGCAATGCGGGTTGAGTCCGTCTAGCGTCTTTTCGTCCGCGCTCAACGGCTCAAACTTGGATGCCGTATGCTC